AGCCCCGCCGCCTTTGCTGCAGGCCAATTGACTTCCTTTTGATTGTCGCTGACATCGATTCCTTTGATACTCATAAACATCACCCTCCATAAGTCAGGCCAACGGGGGCTTAAAACAGCCTCCACTGGCTAATTTTTCGCATAAATTTAGCCGCCCCGTTTGGAGCGGCTATTTCCAGCGGCCTTTGATATGATAGGTAAATTGAAAATTAAGGTTTGAGACTTTTTGAGGTGACATTATACTAAAGTGCAACGTTTTCCCATTCTGCACGGTCTCGTTGAATGCGAACAGCAAACCGCCTGATATGGTATTGACGTCTACATACGGTGTATCTGCAAATGCTGGCATATCAGATGGCAAATTATGCGTATAATCATTGTACCAGAATACACTGCCATACGCCCCCGATATTGTTAGCGTATGATAGCTCACAAAGCCCCAACATTCCAATGTTCCGTCTGAGTGCTTAGCCCAATGCTCGCTGGTCGTGCCATCGTCTTTGTCAATGTAGCCGATGTAGCCATCTACAAATGTACGAACCGTATTGTCATCTATTGCAGATGCGTTGTTGCCAACATACACGGCCGCAAGCGGCAGCTGGTTAGATGCCAATGCAGGCGGCACCGGTGAGCTGGAAGGGATGCCTTTTACAGCTTTTATCGACGTTTTATTATTGACACTGTCAACTTCTATAACAATGCCATCAAGTCTGTTATACCCACTTGTGTTCGCTTCAATTGGCACAGATACAGTTGAATCCGATACAACTATATATCCTCCGCCACTCACTTTCGCGCAGCCAGCCGAAACTGATACCGCAAGGTCTGCGGATATATTAAAATCCCCTTGTGAAAATACGCCATTGCTGAGCAGCCTGCCCCATGGCGCCATAAAGTCCGATGCTTGATAAACTGTTTCCCCGTCCGGATAAAATAAAGTCCTTACTGCCATTTAATCACCCCTTATACAGTCTTTTTGTAGGCAACTGTGGCTTAAATAGTATATTGCCGACCGTCAGCTCCCGTGTGTTTTGTTTTTCATCATGAACCATGCGGAGAATCCTTACACTTGCCGAAAAATCAAAGTAAGGAATCAAGTGGACTGTCACCCGGTCGCCAACCTCAATGTCACTGAATGGACACCGTGTCGAATCCATTATAGTTAATTCAATGCTGCTGGCTGGCTGGCTGTCACGCTGCAACTCACCGTTTACCTGCGTATCAAGCGTATTTTGTATCGATACTCCACTGTTTGGGCTGAATGTGCCCTCAAACAGGCCGTATGCCTGCTGGCTTAATTTATCCTCTGCACTGCTTGTCATCTTTTTCGTGTCCCCATCTGTTTCAGCATAGACAGAGTTTTCAAGGCTGCAAATATCGCGGGCAAGGGTGGGGCATACGATAATATTGCTACGGTTGCCACCCCATTCAAGTATGTATTGTGGCTTATCTGCACCTTTGCGCAGCCAGAAATTAAATGTACGTGCTGTATCAACGCCATAATCATAATTTGCATCGTCGCCAAACTCTTTGATTTTTGCCCACAAGAAGTCTGTGTTCTTTACTTCCCGTGTTGTCTGCAATGCTCCGCCGGCAATGTTGTATCCGTCTATGCCGGTCGGATAATCTGGCCGTGCAGCCTCACAATCAGCTATCATCTGTTGCATGAGCGCACCATACTTTATCGGCCCATAGGTTTTAGGCTGAAGGCGACGATTTTTTAACAAATAATTGTAGTCATAGCAGTTAAGTTCCAATTTGGCATCCCTAAATGATTGCCCGCAGATAATGCCGCCCCAGACAGCAGTGCCTGTACTGCTATCCACAAGTTCAATATGGTTTCCAAATTGAGTGCTCACTTTTGTACATTTCTTACTTGATAATGCCAACGATACATTCAAAGTGTCAACATCGTTGAGCGTCCAGCCATATTTAAGGTCATCACAGTAGTCGTCAATCTCAGCTAAGGGAGTGTGCTTGCGGTCATATATCATAAGGCATTTTTTTGCCATTAAATCCACCTCGATTGAAGCTCTACAGTACAATGTTTTTTATTTTGGAGGCTGCTGCGTGAAAAGCTGAATTGGTTGTCTCCCAGTGGGCAGTGAATCCAGCCAGGGGAAGTTTTAAGCGCAATGTCAGGCTTGCCGTTGATGTATACGCCGCAAGTCGCCGGGCGGCAATCAATCACAAGTGTGTCACTATCATCAAGCACTGCGCTAACACTGATTTGCTCGCCCGTCGTAACGTTCTTCACGCTGATTCCGGAACACGTCCCAATGACTGTAATAACCGGATATGTGTCGGCGTTGCCTTCGTTGGTAAGTGTACCGGATTCGCCTGCCGCCACGCCAAAGACCACGCCTTTGTCCGCCCCGAATATCACACCTGTGCTGTACGTTACGCCAAGCTGAATGGATTGAGAATTCAGAGCGTACAAATATGGATCCGGCATCGTAAGCTGGCAGGTAACAATGTGACTATTATCTGCATTGCTTCCCCGGCTTGTAACTTCAACCTGGCACTGATATTTATTGTTAATAACGAGTTTTTTTAAGCCGTTACGGCCTAATACACGGTTGAGTGCCCATTCAGCCGCGGCTGTGTATGTTGTAATGCAGCCGTCCAGTACGAGCGTTTTTGGCTTGTTTTTTGACCGCCCCCACGCTTCTCCGTCGACTGTGAGGTCGCTTGTCACAACATCTTTGTTAATATCCTGCAGTCCTGACAAATGAAAATAATAATCGCGGCTCATGAGGTCGAGACCATCAAGTGACATAGAGCTGATAATCACGGTTACACCTCCGCTAAAAACTGTAACTGCTGCAATGTTGCGTTGCGGCTGCCTTTATCCTGCACGCTAACAGGCCCATTGATGTTGATTACCGGTGCTTTGGTGACACTGTTGTCAATCGTCTGAGCCGAATATTCTCCTGCAGCAGACCGTACAGCCGGAGAAATAGATATATCTGTTGCAAGGCTACGCATAGCAGATGCTACTTTATATTTGTTAGATTCAATACCACTTGCTAAGCCCTGCATAAAGTCCGGCATCCATGATTGATAATCCACAAGTGGCCCCTCGTCAGGTACAGAAAAGTGTAGAAATGACCGGATATTCTGCGCAACGCCCTGTACTGCATTGCCGACGGCGGAAGCAGCTGATTTTATGCCGTTTACAATTCCATTTATTATATCTTTGCCCCACTGAAGCGCTTCGGACGGCAAATCTTTTATCCAGTTAATAGCTGACATGAAAGCACTTTTAATTGCGTTGTAAATTGCCGATGGGTTTCTCAGGAAATTCACCATGCCGTTCCATGCGCTGCGCACTACTCCTGTAATACCATTCCATGCACTTGATGCAGCACTCTTTATTCCGTTCCAAAGGCTACTGAAAAATGATTTTAAACCATTGCCAATTGAATTAATGACTGAAACTCCGCCGCTGAATATTGTGCCTACAGCACCGACAAGTGCCTGAACGATGCCTATCGTAACCGATTTTATGCCGCTCCAGGCTGTGGAAAAGCCTGAAGCTATATTGCTGAGTATGTGCGACAAGTCGCTGCCCAACTTGTCAAAATGCCCTGAAAGGATATCACAAAGGACAATGGCAATGCCGCCAACTACGTTTTTAATTACTGTCCACACACCGGTGAAAATGGACTTTATCCCATTTAAAATATTTGAAAGGCCTGTTTTTAAAGTATTAAATGGTGCCTTTATTGCTGCAATAAACGGCGTGATTATCGCCATAACGGCAGAGCGAATGCCGTTCCATGCTGCAGTCGCCGCCGACTGGATACCGGACCATATGCCGGTGAAAAATGCCGGAATACCTGTAAAAAACGACTTTATACCGTTTATCGCTGTCTTAAAGAAATTAACAAATGGACCGCTAAACCACTTACCAATCGCTTGCAAAGTATTTTTTATTCCGTTCCAAATACTCGTAACTGCTGTACGGAAGCCCTCGTTGGTATCCCATAGATGCTTGATACCAACGACTATCAGAGCGATTGCAGCGATAATAAGGACAGCAATTCCGCCGGGGCCAAGAGATACCTTTAGAGCCGCAAAAAGGCCTTTCCCGGCTCTTATCGTTGAGTTAAAATTTCCAACAGCACCAATGGCTTTTCCTAAACCATCTGTAAATGACCCTATTCCTCTGATTATTTGGCCTCCAACAATTAATACTGGCGCAAGAGCAGCGGTTAACAGTAAAGCCTTTGCAATCATCTGTTGTTGTGCAGGAGTAAGAACCTGCAGCCTTTTCCCTATTTGAGTAATAATTGACGCTATCTTTTCAGCGATAGGCGCAAGCGCTTCACCAAGTTTGGCAGCGGCATTTTTCATGCTGTTCATTGCTTTTTCAGCGGACACTGCTCCGGTCGATTCCATCTTGCCAAACGCCTGATTGGTTGTACCAGCTGACTTTCCGACGCTCTCAAGCGTTTTCGCAAAGTCCTTTTGATTCTTTCCAGTCAGTGCTGTCACAGCATTTAGTCCTTCAACACTGCCGAACAAATTCCCCATAGTCGTGATGTTTCCACCAGTTTTGTTCTGCACTTCCTGCAAAAATGTAGGTAATCCAACATTTTTCATATGTGCTTCTGAAAAATCAAGCCCAAGTTTTGCCGCTTCTTTTGACGCATCGGCAGATGGTTTAATAACATTGCTGATAGCAGTTTTAATCCCTGTTATTGCTTCACTTGTAGGCATGCCTTGTTTGGTTAATTCAGCAATGGAACCCATCAAATCCGTAAACTTGACACCGGCGGCAGCTGCTGTCGGAATCACATTGCCTATTGACTGTCCAAGTTCTCCTACTGTCGTTTTGCCAACATTCTGTGTGGCAATCAGCGTGTCAGATACTTTTGCCGCATCGCTTGCTTTCATGTGATAAGCATTTATTGCACTGGTAAGGGTATCAATAGCCGTGCTTGTATCGGTAAAACCGCCTTTTGCGGTTTCAACAGCAACACCGAGTACACTCATGGCGTCTTTTGTCTGTACACCAGCGGAAATTGTCTGATACAGCCCATCTGTCAATTCAGATGTACTAATTCCGGTTTGGCTTGACAGGTCCATAATTGACTGTTTGAGTTTATTAATTGGCACCTGTGTTGTATCCGCGATAGTGGACACTTTGGCCATACCGGATTCAAAATTGTCGGCAGCTTTTACAGCGGCAACGCCTATACCAGCGGCAGCAGCGGAAACCGGTGCAAATTTTTGCCCAACCCCGCTGATTTTATCGCCGGTATTCTTAATTTTGCCACCGGCAACCTGAAGCTGCTGGCCCATAGTACTTCCAAAATCAGCCGCTTGCTTTTTCAGAGATTTTAGCTTATCTTCTGTTTGCTCCAGCTCACGCTCAAAAGCCCGATACTTTTCGGGACTAATCTTGCCGTCTTCAAACTGTTTTGTTACCTTAGCTTCAACAGACTTAAGATGCTCCAGCTTTTGTTCTGTAGCGGAAATAGATTCTTTTAAGATTTCAGCTTTCTGATTCAAAAGTTCAGTATTTCCGGGATTAAATTTCAACTGGCGCTGAACCTGCTTTAATTCCGATTGCAAGTCTCCGGCGGTCTTGCTGACACCTTTCAGCGCTGAATTCAAGTTTTCGACATTCCCGCCCAGCTCAATGGTAATACCTTTAATATTATTTGCCATATTGCTCACCACCTCAAAAATGACATAAAAATTGCACCCTCAAGTGAGGATGCAAAAAAGACGAACCAGAAATATTTTATTTGTTTTTAAGTTTTTCAATACTTTTGTTGAGCTGATCCAGTTGCTTCATTAAAATCCAATTTTGCTCAACCAGTGCAGACAAATAAGCAACCTCTATCTGATTGGCATTATTTGCAGAGTTTAGAGCAATTCCTTCATCATTCGGTCCAGTAACGATCAACCTATTGACAATATTTTTTATATTTTCTGAATATTTCCCATCCATGTTCTCAATATGGTGCTGTTGCTCAAATTCGTTCAAATGCTCTGCTTGCTTTTCTTCTTTCGGCTTTCCACCAAACATAATCGGCACGCTCCCTTCTCATTTCTTCCATGATAGAATGATTTCGGAAGCGTGTCAATGCTTCCCGAAATACTGCCGCAGCATTTTCCTGTCCGGTTCCGTCTGCTCCGCAGCCCAGCACTTTTCAAGATATTCCCGCCCCGGTTCTGTCTGTTGGCAGGCGTAAATCACCGCGTCGCGCAGCATCTGCCAATAAGTAAAGACGTCAAGCTCTTGCACTGCAAAAATACTTATGCTGGCATAGTCGGCAACAACTTTATCATTGCCGGACAATGCCGTGTAATGCCCCTCCGGCTCGTCACCCGGGCAGGAGGGGACGGTCAGTTTTTTTCTTTTTTCGTCTCCGCTATCCAACTAAAATAAGCCGTGAAAAGCCCTTCCATTTGGTCGATGTCCATAGCCTCAACATATTCGTCAGGTACTTTGTACCCGGCCTTATTTTTGCTTAGCATGGTTTTAATGGAATCTCGAAGGGCTGTCATAATGTTTTCTGTAATTCCGCCGTTATCCTGCATACTTTGGGATTGCTCAACAACATCAAACATTTCACGCAGCGTTCTGAGACGCGGTGGCTCCACTTCTACAACCGTGGTATGGAGCTTTCCTTCATCATCTTCCGCTGTGAGTTTTACTGGAAAATAACGTTTTGGTACACAAGTAATATCATACATTTCATTTCACCTCATACTTTCGCCGTAACGGTCGTCATACCGGCCTTAACAGCTTTGACAGCACTGTCAACTTCGGCCACCGTCAGAATATCGCCGGTCGCCGCCGTAATATCGGACGTGCCGCCCCATGCCGTCCAGGCAGAAAGTACTGCGCCGACCGCCGGGTTCTGCGCACCGGCCATATACCGGTAACTGTTACCACTGCCAATCGTCGGTGTGACGGACAGCTTTGTAGTACCAGACGTGCTACCGGCTGCAGACGATACCGCCAGACCGTTCGCTTTAACTGTGTCGCCGAGGACTTCCTCATCGTAGATGATAAGTGTGCCGTCTTTGTCACTCGGCTGTGCTGTAGCTTCAAGGTCGAGATTACCAGCAGTGTCCTGCTTGTAAGTCAGAGTAAACCCGCCTGTAGCTGTGCCGACGATTGTAATCCGTACATCGCCGTATTTGTCATCCGGGTGCATAAGCCTAAACAACCACAGCTTATTCGAGGCATACTTAAGGCCACCAATTTTAACTGTCCTGTGGCCTGCCGTTTCCGTAACCCTGCCTGAAGCACAAAAGGTGTCAAGATTTTTAGACGACCATGCAACAAGGGAGGCCTTTAGCGTTACTACTTCTTCAGTTATTACCGTGCGGCTCAGTGACCCAAAATCGTCTTTAAACGTCTTGTTTGTCGGCTTGTATTGTACTGTCGCACCTTTTTCAATATAGCCGAGGCGATTGTCCTCGGTTTCAATCGCCGCGTCCGATGGAATGTCCCCTGTAAACGGCATAGCGTAAATATAGGCGCTACCAACAGGAATAAAGATGTCTTTGTCCGCCATTAAATATCAGTCCTTTCAAAAATAGAAGTCTTAAGGGTATAAACTGTTTCATACATATCATCCGGGTCTGGAAGCCACATTTGCTCGCGGGTAAACTGCAGGCCTGCGGCGTCAAATAACGCTTCCAGCTTCGCGTTGTATTCCGCAGTTTCGGAATATCGCTCGACCGTGAGGTTATGTGTTGTCAGGATATTCTTCATATCTGCTCCGCCATGGTCTGCATCGTCCCGATAGTAAATATACGGTAATGGCGGAGCACTGCCAGGCGGAAAGCAAGTTTCCGCGACGGGCTCTCCAGCTTTTTCAAGCCAGGCTTTAATGTCCATTACGGATAACCTCCTCCACTCGTTTCTCAAAGGCGGCATTTGCCTTTTCTTCGTTTGGCTTGATATGCGGGAAAGCACGTGTCCGGCCACCGTTGCGGGTTGCATGGCCGTTTTCCAGCAAATGGGTGAGTCCCGCTTGCTTATTATGGATAACCGTATGCTTTTCAAGCGGCGTATCTGCCGTAACCGTAACTTTCCAGCCTTTTTTGTATTTGCCAGTTGCACCAACCGGGCTGTCTGCTTCAAGATTTTCCTTGCACTCTTTCGCCGTTATATCTTCAGCTTTTTTGATACCGCCGATAACAGCGTCAGAATATTGCTGCAGCGTTTCAGAAATTGCATCTGCAAGGCCGTCAACCGATATTGTTTCACTCATGTTACCACACCAACTTTCCGCAGCGTCAGCACTGTGGCTGGCGGGTTCGTATCGTACAGATTCTGCGACTGCTCAATGCGATACCTGATGCCGTCAATTACGGCGTTGTTTTCAGCCGTTACATCTTCCCGCAACGGAATTTGAATTAGCCGGTTGATTTCGGTACTGGCCGCGCGGGCAGCATAAAAACGCTTCATGCCAACTGTCCGGTTTCCATAGCAGAGCGTCAGAATCTTCATATCCAGCTTGTTTCCCTTTACCGAATAAATATCGCAGGAACCATCGTTGAACGTCAAAAATTGCGTCGGCGTCTGAATCTTCATACCGTCACCGTCCCCGCACGCTCCGCGCCATATTCATCATTGATTTCCACAAGAAGAATTTGCTGCCCGGAAGCAATAGAAATCGGTGAGAAGCCGTCCCATACTGTCCATGCAGCACCGGGCGCGCAGGTATCAAGCCGCTTCGGTAGTGTAAGGCCGGTGCCCGCCTGAAAAACGTAACTATTGCCGTCATCCGGTTCCGGCGCGACCGTTACGTCATAACCGCCAGAAGAATCCGGCACGGCAATAACGGTCAGGCTGTCGATAATCGGTGCCTGCATACTGAGATGTAAGTCAAGCAATTCCGCCTCGAAATTTTTTTCAAATACTTCCAGCGCCTGGCTTCTCGCGTACCGGCAATAATCCAACAGGAGCGCCCGCGGTTGGCCTTCTACCGTGAAATCGAGTGGCGCACCCGCAATCTGCTGCAAGCGCGCCATGCCACGGTTAATGTAGCCACTGATTTCGGCATTAATATCCGCATCTATCCACGTGATTTTAAGGTACTGCTTTACCGTCGCCAAAAGGCCCGCTGGTGGGCCTGTATCATTTGTTGCCATAGCTTTTATGCCTCCTTGGTTACGCCGTTACAGCTTTGGTGTTCACCGGATTTGTGGTCGGGTTCACAACCAACACCTGATGCTTCAGCGGCGTCAAACCGGAAATATCGGCGACCACAAAAGCATTGTTGTCCAGCGGCATTCCGTTGCCATACATTTTGATCTTGTATGTACGCAGGTCATCAAGAAATTTAAAGTCGTCCGAGTATTCAAGCCTGCCGCCGTCTCCACCAACACCAACTCCCATAAAATACTTGTCGGCAAGTCCGAAAATTGCGTGCCCCGACGGTACATTGAGATCCTGTACAACGCGTGACGGATATGGAAGAACATTGCTCACGTAACTTCCGGCATTTGTCAGATATGTCATGGCTGGCAGCACAAGCTGGAAGTAATCAACAGGATTTACTACCATGAGAATTGACGGCACAGTACGCATACGCCCATTTGGGCCTTTGGCAAGTTTTGCGGCTATTGCCCCAAGCGTCTTAACATCAAGTGCAGTAATAGGCATTGGCGTTTTATCCGGATATATGCCGTCTGCCACAGAGCCATCAAGGTCTTTAATCATACCTATCGGCTGATTCTTGCCTGTACCGGCTACAATACCCTGACACAGTGCATAGCCAAGAGCCTCAGCGAGTACCGCACGAACATAAGCGTCCATCCACTCCGGGCCGACGTCGAGCATATCACGGGATACGGCCATGAAAGCTGTGAGTTTGTTCTGCGTGATTTCCACTGTGCCAATAGCGCCGCTGAGTTCAGTAGCAACTGCACTACTTAATGGGCCCCATGTTGCAAGCTGCATGCCTTGCTTGTTGACAATCATCTTTGTCACGGCGCTCGTGTTCTGAAAATTAATTATGGATAGCAAAGGAAATGACGACTGAACATCAGACAGCACACTGTCGATTACCGTTGTTGGCAGTGTTGTGCTGTCAAGCCCGGTAAAAGCCATCTGTGGGCGGCTGTAGTTGTCTCTTATTGCTTTCGTAACGCCTTCATAAAATTTTTTCTCTTCTGCCGTTAAAATGCGTACACCACGGCGTTCAAGTATTTTGGTATCGTGCGTCTGCTCGTATGCTTTGCAGTCATCTATAATGCCCTGCTGCATCTGGACTGCAAAATCTGCAAAGGCATCGGTCAAGGCTGCCGGGTCTTTGCTCTGCATGGCTACCGACAAATTGGTGTTGAATTCCTGCTTAATCACATCTTTGGATTTCATGTATTATTACCTCCGAATAAAGACTTGAGCCGGGAAACATTTGTCTGCCCCTGCTCATGTGGTTTATGTTCTTCAAGTTTTCCATTGATTTCTTCCGCCGTTTGTTTCGCGGCCGCCTTTGCCTTTTCAAGTTCGGTATAAAAATCTTTGGTATCGAGATGCAAGTCAACCGTAATGCCGTTAAGTTCTTTTTTAGAGCTCTGCGGTTTTGCCATGACTTTCTGTAATATCTGCTGCATAGCGCTTTGATTTGCAATGCTGCTTTGAGCCGCACTGGAAACCGCCGTTGCAAAGCCCATCTTAACTGCGTCTTCCGGCAGAATCCATGTGCCCTCATGGTTCTCACCGTCAAGCATGGCGTCCAGCTGATTCCGGCTGATGTTCACACGCTCCATATACGCATTTCCGGCAGCCTGTGAAATTTTGTCGAGCATATCGGCTTGTTCGCGGAGCTGGGCACCGTTACCCTGCGCGTCTGCCCATGCGTTGTGAATCATCAGTACCGACGCGCTGTTCATGATGCGGGTATCGCCTGCCATAAAGATAATAGAAGCTGCGGAACAGGCAAACCCATCAAAAATGGTATTGACTTTCGCACTGTGGTTTTTCAGCACATTGTAAATGGCAAGGCCCTCGTTGGTATAGCCGCCCATGCTATTAATATGGACATTGATGGTATCAACGTCCAACGCCTGAATATCTTTCACAATGGACAGGCTGGACGTTTCACCGAGGTCAATGCCCCACGCTTCATCAATACCGGTATTGACTGCATCCACAATGTCACCGAAAATGTAAAGGTCTGCCGAGCGCGTTTCCTGATTTGTTACCAGAGAATAATACTTTTTCATCCTGTATCACCTCCCGTCTGGTTGGAATCATCCGGCGGAGAATCCGCCAGAGCGTTATAATTTGCTGTCCTAACATGCTGTTTGCTCCACCACGTGTTGAGCGGTGTGTCACCAATTTTCTGCCGCAGTTCATCCACACTGTAAAGGCTGTCGGCAATAAGTTTGTCAGCGGCATCCGCAATGCTGAATATATCAATGTGCTTAATGCACGTGGTGTCAATTTTGAGGTATGTTCCTGTAAGATATGCTGCTTTGCCGTACCGCTTGCGATTAATCTCCGTCTGGATAAGGTCTGCAAGCGGGTCGATACAGACGGTAAGTAACTCGTCCATAAGCTTGCTGATATCGGCTATATCGCCCTGCAGTAGCGCCGGAGGAATCCGAAATGCCTGTGCTACACGGGCAAATGCTTCTTTGGTGATATTGGCAATGTCGTTGACTTCGGACGTGGATTTCTTACTGCCCTCGCCGGTGATTTCCTGATACTCAATACCATTCGGCAGCGCAACAACCGCATTCTCGGATTCAAAGTATTTTCTAAATCCTTTGGTAAATAAGTCTTTAGTCTGTTCCTTTGCCTTTTCGTCGCCTGTTGCCGACTTATTCAGCTTTGCAATTCCTTTTCTTCCGCCGGCGCGTTTATACTTCCCCATAGCCATTGAGAGGAGCTGATTATATCCGTCCATTACATTTGCAAGCAACGCTCGGATATTCCGGTTATTCAACCGGAAATAGAGGACATCGGACATGCTGAATGTCTTATCAAACGTGAAGCTGCTTCCGAAAGTAGTTATCATGACATCTGAAAATGTCGCCGGGAATAGCGCATAACCGGTCGCAGTAAAGCTGTCAGCCACCAGTAATTGGCCGTTCACTTCCACTGCAAGGGCTTCATTGTCGTGCAGTAACTTTGACACAAGTTGCTGCAAAAACTGGCTACTGTTCTGGTTGACGTTTGGCTCAACATTCCAAAGGTAATACTCATCGGCCTTTGTCTCTTTGCCTTTGATGTAGGTTTTAAATTCACACTTTGCAATCAGACCGGCCAGCATGTTAATAGCCATCTGGATTGCGAAATCTTCAATGTCAAGTTGCAATTTCGTATCATCAGTCAGCCGCTGATTCAGCTTGTATGTTTTTCCATGCTGTAAAATATCCCGAAAGAAATCTATGATTTTCAACTACTCGCCTCCTTTCAGTCAGTAAGAATAAACCTTGAAGTCATCAAGGCTGGTCTCCTCGCCGCTGTCTACAAGGCTTTCACTGGCACAAATTGCGGCCACCATTGCCGTGAAACCGTCCGTCTTACGCGACTTTTCTTCTTTTTTGCCATAATATTGGTTGCCGTCTTTTGTGATAACGCAGGCGTTGTTTGTATACCATGGCATCATCGGATCATCTCCCCAAATAATCCGGTGCGTGTTAAAAAGTGATGTAATTACCGGAACATACCGGTTTTCGGTAACACGCTTAGTCAGCATAATATTGTTGGCGCCACCCTTGTCGGTGTCGAAACCCGCCTTGCGAAGGGCGCGTGTCAGCAACGTATATCGAAAATTATCCATGCCAAGCAGCGTAATATGGTATTCTTTAGCTTTATCAGCAAGCCATGCAGCCGGCACATCCGGAGAAATTTCCGGTCCGTCGCAAAAGGTAAGATAACCTTTATCGGCCCACTCATCGAGCGGAGCCTTGATTCGCGGCAGGTCAGCGCTTGCCCGGCAGACCCAGGTATGCTGCATCCAGTAATAAATTCCTTTATACTTAAACAATAGCCCGGCGGAAAGAAAGTCTGTCGTCTTCATGTAATCGATTCCTGCCACGCAGTCGCACCATTCCAAGTCCGGCAGCGGCTTTTTCGCAGCAAGGATATTGTTCCAACTGGTGACGCTCTCATCGTCGAACTCTTTCGGGATATTCATTCGCTTTACAACAAATGAGGAGCTACCTGACGGGTTAATTTTGTACTGCGCATATTCCTGCTCCAATTCCTGCCGGAGCACGGGAAAATACTGCAGTGACGGGTTCGCCTTGAACCACATCTTCGGATTGTCGACTTCCGTTGGGTCGTCCAGCCGGCAGATAAATGGCAGCATTCCTTTGTCGTCCATCCCACCGTTGAGAATCTGATCGGCCTGCACTTTGGTGTCGTCGAGTGGGCCACCGCGGACATAACCATCCGTTGTAATGATTGTCTGGCGTGGAAAAGCCTTTTTGCCGAGGCCGGTACGGGCGACATCCACCATCTTATAATTTTCGTAGGCGTGGAATTCGTCAAATACCACGGCACCCGGACGGCCACCGTCCTTCGTCTTCACTCCGGAAGTCCGAAAACGAATGCGGGAACCAGTTGCAAGATTGGTGATAATTTCTTTATTCCAGGTAAAAAAGCGGCCTATCTTTGCCTTGTTGTCTTCAAGAACGTTATACACATCCTCAAAACTTGTTTTTGCCTGGTCTTCCGCTGTGGCGAAAATATCAACATCATACTGCTTTACACCATTTATTGGTGTAATCCAGCAGAACGCCTCAAAAGATAGGTATCCATTTTTCCCAGCACCGCGGCCTACCATCACAAATAAAATAGGCCAGCGGAGTAATCCGTCGGCCCGGTATGTGCAATTGTGAAGAGCAAATACGAACTTTTCCCATGGCAGCAGCCGGAACGGAAAAAACTTCTGCTTGTCAAGATACCTTCGAAGCTGTGATTCGTCGACGTGAATATTTTCCGCCGCAAAGCATTTTTCGATATATTCGCAAAGCCGCAGCTGGTCTTTGCAGACGGGAACAGAACCGTGGCGGACCTGCGAAATATAATCGTCAACTTCCTTACAGATCATGCTCGTCACTGTCCTTTTCTGTGTTTTTTCCGGTGTCGAACGGTACAACCGTTTCCGTACTCAGCCCGAGTGCCGCCAGAATGGCGACCATCTGCTTGCTGTATTTCAGCGCGTCTTCCACAGACGGATTATTTTTTTCATAGTCTTTGCCAGCAGCGGAAACCGTCGTGTAAGTCCGGCCTCGTTTCCGGATATCTGCCTGCATCTGATGAAACTGCTGATAGAACCACATGTAATCATCAATCAGGGCGCGGTAAAGTGTGACATCCGCACCCTTTGCTTTGAGCTGATTGATAAGGGATTCTTTTACTTCTTTTGCTTTTGCCATAGCTTTACCGCCTCTTTTCACTCGATTTTTTCTACGTGCGCGCGAGAAATTGGTTTTGTCGACCCTGTTGCCCGTTCTCCCCATGCCCGGCCGCTTTTCAAAAAATTACCCCGGGGGAGTATCACTCCCAACGTTCATCGTTCCATTTTGGCTTATGCCCGTGATGTATTTCGTAATGACATTCATCACAAACTGCCAATAGGTTACTCTTTGTCAATGCCAACCACGGTGCATCTCGAACTGTCCTCTTGTGATGCACGGTTGTGGCAGGAACATACAGGCCCTTGGCCTTGCATAGTTGGCACTCATTGTGCTGCTCTTGTAAAACTTCCGCCCGCAGATGCAGCCAGGCATGACTGATATAGAATGCGTGAAGATCGTTGCGTGCAATTAGCTGTGGAATCCAAATGCACAATTCAGCTGGTGTATAGGTCTTATAGCACCGTGACATTATTTCGCCTCTTAGTTATGCGTAAAAAAATACGCATAACTATTTGAAAAGGCCTTGACTTATGCGCATTAAGTGTGTATAATATAATCATGAGGTGAGGACATGAAACGCAAGGACTTAATAAAAAAGCTTGAAAAGAATGGATGGTGGAAAATCAGAGAGGGTGCTAATCACGACATCTACACCAACGGAAAGAAAAGCGAACCGATTCCTCGCCACAATGAAATTAACGAACTACTCGCAAAGGCAATCATCAAGCGGCAGGGGTTGAAATAAAGCCCCGCCGTCACGGTTAAAATATACGGAGGTGTTTTCATGAAAAAGGTTTATCTTGTTGTCCTCACTCCGGCAGAACATGGATACGTTGTATCTGCCCCAGACTTGCAAATTAACACGGAAGGAAACGACATTGCGGATGCTATTGAAATGGCCCGCGATGCCATCGGCCTCTGGGGGATTGCAGAACAAGACGCCGGCCGTCAAATTCCGGAACCATCCACTGTGAAAGTGGAACACAAGCCTGATGAAATCGTTACTCTGGTTGACATAGACTTTGACGCTTACCGCCGCGCAAACGATATGCGCACTATCCGCAAGAATGTCACTGTACCCAGTTGGTTAAACGATCTTGCGGAAAAAGCAAACGTCAACTTTTCGCAGGTTTTACAGGAAGGCTTGAAGCAGCGGCTCCATGTTGCCGACCGGTAAACGGATCCCCGCCCGATAAAGGCGGGGATTTTGCTTTATATGGACACCTCGGCAGGGTGCAGAACATTTTTCCGCAGTGTCGCCACTCATTCTACGGACAACTTTTTGAACACACCTATTTCACCTCATTTCAGGCATAATAAAAGCCCTGACTTTTCAGCCAGAGCCTTGAAAATATTTCTATTTATTTTGGAAAAAGTATTGACATTTTCACGTTATCGTGATATAATATAGATACAGAAAGGAAGTGAGGAAGATAGATGCTAAAGACATAATCGGAATTGTCCTCACAGCTTACAGCGATACAATCGCAACGATAGCACTGATACATAGTATCAAAGAGGACAAAAAGAAAGCCGCTCCGCGAAAGCCCACCAAGCGAAAGCGGAAACGGTAAATGTAAGGGAACGGGGCAGAAACGCCCCAAGTACCTTGCTTCTTTAGTATAATCTAGATCAATGAAAAAATCAACGCTATTAGCAATCACATTTATGGCTGTTTTTATAACAACCGGATGGTATTGGATTAAATCTTTTGGAATCTGGCTATTAGCTGCCGCCGCCGTGTCGGCTACTATTGCACTGATTTCAGCATTTAGGAAGGTGAAAAGTTAATGTCCTCACCGTTTGATGGGCTGTTGAGCTTTAAAGACGCGACTGATAAATGGGGTCTGAATGAAAGCACGTTGCGAAAAGCCGTATCTTATGGAAAGCTCTTGGAAGGCATTGACGTAAAAAAATTTGGAAAGCAATGGATTATTACAGAAGAAGCTATGACACGATTATATGGTAATCCTAAAGCAGAGGACAAATAATCCCCTGCTTTTCCTTTGGCATAAAAAAGGACGTCTCTCGGCGCCCTGAAATATTATGTCTGCCACTGGGACACATCGTTGAGAGGTGTGGGCAGTCTCATTGTTGTGTTGCCGGTTATGAGTTAACACGCTCTCGCTGGCATATTTGCGCCGCCCGTTAAAAGCGAACGGCGCATTGAGAAGAAAGGAGGTTGTCAGCCTGATATTCATACCGCCTCAGGCGGGCGGTTGGGAATCTCTTCCCGAAATCCCACAATACCATTTTAATACCCCAATTTTGTTTTTAGGGGCCAGTTTTTAGATTTCGTGAAGATTTTCTGCGACACTAAGTAAAAATTTATGTCGCAGTCGTTTCATGGAGCGGGACGATATAGGTAAATTGATATCGTCCATTCGGATATTCTCAAAGAAATTCAGCCGGATAAATTCGCGCTGAAACGGCTCCGTCATCGTTGTCCAAGCCTGTTTAACTGCTTTTATCTTCCGGCCATTCTCGGCTTGCCGGAGGATAATTCGTTCAGCCTTGCTTCCTGTCGCATCGCCAGGTGTCGTTCCGCGCGGCTGTCCATCTTGCACATGAGATGCATTGATGATTTCATCTTCAATCTCTTTTTGCCGGCGGAGCATCGCGTAATAGGACTTTGCAACATTCACGGCCTCACGGTAAATATCATTTGGCAGGCTTATGTACTGCGGATTATACATCTACACTTGCACCTGCCTTAAACTCCTCTAACTTTTTCTTTGCTGAGACGACATAGTCTTTCAGCCGGCTTTCACTGTATCCAATTTCGGCTGCAACAACTTTCCACGGTACTTTGCGTCCATCTGGTGTCATATACGCTTTTTCAACTATTTTACGCTCTATAGGCGTCAATACCTGCAAAGCGTCTCTTAACTGCCGCTGCTGATTTTGCAGCCGGATAATGTTTTCGCGGTGAAACCGGATTTCTTCGTCAAAATACTTTCTGCCTTCCATGGCGTCTGCATAGGTTCGATCGCTTATTTCATTGCCATGGGGCAACCCAGAAACCTGGGCGGATTTCGGAGAAAACTTTTCCCGTTCTGTTTCACAGTTCAGGATAATTTCAAGCTCTTCGGAAATCAGCTTTGGTGTTTGGCGATAATTCGCCAGGGCGCTTTTTATTCCCTGTTTTGTCATGCTGACTTTTCCTCCCGCACATAATTTTTTATCTCCCGTCAATAATCGCAATCGCCTTTTTGCAGAGCGGGCAGCCCGACACGGTCATATCCTTTGCCAGACAGCCCAACTCGACCCGCATCTTGCAAGTATCCTGATAGATTCCGTCCCACCTCATCCAGTCCGTGAACCGGTCAAGCAGCTGCATTTTCTCGTTGTGTGCCTGCTCCCGGGTAAGCTGTCCTGCCCGGACGCTCTGATGCAGCCAACGGAACGCCATGAATAAAAGCTGCTCGGGATATTTCAGGCCGTCGGGAAGCGGGTCGTTGTGCATGGCGTGGATTTCAATCTGTTCCGGTGCCAATGAGTTTCACCGCCTCGTCAACAGACCGGGCAACGCCGGCCACATATCCCATGGAGTGCATACGCTTGAGAAAGTTCTTCTGCTCGGGGCGAAGGTGCCCGACTTCGTTTTTTGTCTCAACGAAAGCCACGTTACCAGGGCCCACGAAAAGCAGATCGGAGAACCCGGCTGGTAGTCCATCGACAGATCGAAGTTTAACGAGCACCAAAGTTTCAGGTCCATACATAGCAGATGCTTGTTTTAGCGTCATTCTGCTGCCTTGCCAGAACTGCCCGGAATTTGTCCGGAATACCGCGCCAAATTTGGACAGTGCGCATCGGATTTGATTTTGTATCTTCGATTCAAGCATTAGTATTCTCCCTCCAGTATTCGATGAAATAAACTGTGTGCTTACCGCTTTTTTCCTTGCCTTGTCGAACGGTATAACCGTTCATGGCAAGAATTGTAATAACGGTTTTTCGATCGTCAGGCTTTGAGATATAGAGCTTGTTTTTCATGCCCGAGTCATCCCTCTCGCTTTGCAGTAATACCAGCCATAGCCTGGCTTACGATTATGCTGCTTACACCATGCCATTACTTCGCTCATATTCCGGCATTCTGAAATATCCGATTTTTCACGCACGGCTGCAGCAGCTTTCTGCCGATAGTGGCGTTTGATTTCTTCCATGTGAATTTTCTTGATGTTTTCAATTTCCTGCCGGGTCTTTTTAATTTCAGCACCACAATTCGGACAATGGTCCGGACCCGATGGAAACGTGAAGAAACACTCTGGACATTGCTTGACTGCGAGCGTCCCATCTGTCTTATATTCCTGATGTTGCGGCAACTTACTGTTTAGCGACCATTCTCGCGGATCATCTGGAAGGCCATGGCGCGTATAATTTCCGACGTGGTCCAGTATAATCGCCATTTTACCCGGCTGCGGCCTGAGCGCTCGCCCTGCCTGCTGAATATGTAACGCTGTTGACATTGTCGGGCGGAGTAAAATGCAGCACCAGCAGTCCGGAACGTCAAAGCCTTCGCTTATTAAATCGACGTTGCAGAGTACCTGAATTTTTTTATCCCGGAAATTCTGAACGATCTGTCTGCGTTCTGCTGCCGGCGTGTTGCCGTCAAAATGCACCGCATTGATTCCGGCTTTACAAAACTCGTCTGCCATTGCAATGGAGTGCTTAATTGATGAGCAGTAGCAGATTGTTTGCAGCCCGTCAGCATATTTCCGATAATTTTCAATGACGTCACCATAGACTGCTCGGCGCATCAGAAGCTCAGATGCGCTTTCCGGGTCAAAATCAGATCCTTTTCGCTTTAGTCCAGACAGGTCAGCGACGGACGGTGCAAAATACCGATACTTGGATAAATAGCCCTGCTGAATCAGTTCGTGCGTGGATATTCCGACAATCATCGTGTCGTATGTTGCCCCAAGTGGTTTACCATCGAGGCGGCACGGCGTTGCGGTCAGGCCAACAACATAAGCATCTGGGAAACGCTGAATAAGTTTCTGCCATGTGGCCGACGCGGTGTGCTGCGCCTCATCGAATATAATAAAATCCGGTTTCGGGTATCGTTCCGGGTGGTTCGCATATGTGGCAATCATGCCGATATGAATCGTGCGCAGCGGAATCCCAAACCGTTCAAACGTTGCTATGGTCTGGTCGAGTAATTCGCACCGATGAACCAGGAACCAGACTGTTTTCCCGCGGGCCTGTGATTGTGATGCCATGTATGCAAACAGAACCGTTTTCCCAGCTCCGCAGGGAAGGACGACGAGCGGCCTGTGAAATCCAGATTTGAACGCTTTGCGGGTGCGCTGTAACACATCAGCTTGATATGCGCGCAATTTTAATTCTTGCAATGATATAATCACCTCGTTTTTCTACCACAGTTACCATTCATCTACCACTCACTGGTAACCGTAAAAACCTGCATTTCTATGCGATTCTTTGATACCGTCTACCACTTCTACCAGTAAATCCGCATTTAAGCCCTTTAGAGAGGAGAGTACTTTTATTACTAAAAAAGTAGTGTAAAAAAAGTATGGGAGTGTATTGCGGAAAAAGTGGTAGAACTGGTAGAAGTGGTAACTTTTATGATTTTGGAATTAAAAAGGCAAGTCTTCATCTGATGAAACTTTGTCATCAGATTGGAGAATCACCGCTACACAACGTACTGAATTCATCTCACCAATTTTCTTGGTTACCGTACTTCGATTTGTGTCGCCTTGAAGCATAAGCAAACCTTTTTTTCGCATCCAGCTCCGCAACGGCCTCGGGTCAAATCCACCATTCCGGCAGGCATTATCGAACACAGAAGCAATGATGTAGGCTACATTGTCCTCGATAATCCCGTAAATCTCCCCGCGGTCGTCGCTTGTCTGTTCGCGCATTTTATTAGCATTTTGCGCCACCCAATCACAGATGAAATGATAGCCACGCTCGCCGACGTTTACTTCATCTTTGGTTGCCAAAAATTTTGAAATATCTTTTGCGGTTAGTGCCTGCCCGTCCTGGAAAATCCATTTTGTAGCCAGTGTGTCGCCTGTAAGGACCGCCGCGGCAGCCATGGCCTGTTTTTCCGTGGATTCACCCTCGGACAATTCCTTAAAAAATTCGTCATATGTATCCTGCGCTAATGTGATATTCAGATCGCCCGGCTCATACAGCTTGTCTACAAACTCTTTCCCAGCAAAGCCATAATTTTGATAAAGCAAGCTCACAAGTTTATTGCCGTCTGTAATAATCGGGCGTTCGGGGCTGCACTCAATGCTGATAACACGGTTGATGGCACCGGCACCGCTGCTGTCCGTTGTAATTGGTGTTTCGCCTGTCGTAATGATACAGTTCGCCCAGGTGGGCGTTTGGTCTATACCGCCTAATTTATTTCCACGTGTGCGGCCGCGGCCTTCAGAAAGCAGATATACAATGTCAAATTTATTTCGGCCATGGGAATCTTTGAGAAGCTGCAGCTCGTCAATCATATAGGGCAAATGGTTAAAAAACGCTGCTGAACGCTCGAGGCCGACCTGTGTGGCGTTAAAAGTCTGAATATATGCTTGCCCCTGCCAATGCGGATCGCCCCATACAGAGGCGGCACACATCAAAGCAACGGTCTTGCCTGAGCCGGACTCTCCCGACCAGATATGGACGAAAAATGGATTGATATTAAGCGGTGAAATCAATACGCTTGCAAACGAGGCAGCCAGAAGGATGCGGAGCTCCACATTTGTCCCACGAAGACCCTGCATCAGCTTGACCCAGTCATCGCGGCTGCCCTTGCTTTTAATCGCGGAATATGCATTTTTGAGGTTATCGTCACCATCAAAAACGATGCCGTCAACGTAGGGAGAAAAACCGACGTCCTGAATCATCCCGAGTCTGCTGATACTTTGAATTTCTGGAATAATATCGAGGTTCAGGTTTTCAAGCTGAAATAAATAATTCACCAGGTACTTTGCTGTTTCACTCGTTACCGCAATCCCACACTTTGCCAGCTCAACGATTTTTCGGCTGTTGGAGGTAACATCTTTGGAAAAGATCCTCCGGCGCCACTTTTTGTCGCCTTTGGTATAGGCCAGTTCGAGTTTTTCCTCTCCGGTATCAATATTGACAATCCGGCGGGTAATGGTGATCGGGTTTGGGCAGGCAAAAATCGTGCCGTCTTTATCAGTATCTTTCGTAATGCCAAAATCATTTGCAACCCAATCCCCGGAATCAAGGTCAATCGGCTGGCTGGTGAAATTCGTCATTCGCACTTCATGCAGCTTTGCATTTTTACGCGGATTCAGAGAATCCTTGTACATTTTCAGCCGTTTGGAAAAGCTCGGGACGCCCAACTTTATGGCATATTCTTTTAACTCGTCTTCTTGTATTTGCCGCTCAAATGGATCATTAACCTGCATTAGGTCTGCATAAGGTTCTGAAGTATCGAAATCTTCTTTTTTATAAGTAAACGGCATTGTAAGGCATCACATCCAGTCCAGCCATATTAATTTAGAACGGCAGGTCATCATCAGAGGGAGTCGGAATTTCTTCAAATCCGCTATTTTCGCTATTTTCCCCGCCGGAATAGCCAACATCAGCGGCTGAGCAATTGCTTCCGGAATAGGCAGGCTTTTCATCCTGCGGATTTGCTTTCTCTGGTTCCACCCACGCAGGCAGCTTTTCCTGTTCTTTCTTTTTCAGGAAGTAATGTACCTTTGCCTGCGGCTCCCCGTCGTATTCCTCATGCTTCACCTTGCAGGCACCGACTTTGCCCTTCCAGTGCTCAATGTTGAGATCGCCCGGGGTAATACCGAATGAATCGAAAATAGTGCCGAGCTTTGCGTTTGTGAGCTTTACATT